TAAATGGCATATAAATAATCCTTAATTAGTAATATTTATATAGATTATAGGTACATTATGGCAAAGAGTTATAGAGGTCTCTATAGACCAACCAATCCAAAGAAATATGTAGGTAACACCAAGCAAATAGTATATCGGTCATTGTTGGAAAGACGGTTCATGCGTTATTGTGACCTGAATGAAGATATATTATATTGGGCAAGTGAAGAATTACCAGTTAGATATTATAGCCCGCTAGACAAAAAATATCATAGATATTTTCCAGACTTTGTTGTAAAGACGGTGAATAATGATAAGTACATGATTGAGATAAAACCCTCACGACAGGCAGTAAAACCGAAACCACCAAAAAAGAAAACAAAATCGTATATGAGAGAATCATTTGAATATATCAAGAACCAAGCAAAATGGCAAGCAGCTAAATTGTATTGTGAAGATAAGGGTATGCAATTTAAGATTATTACCGAAAAAGACCTAGGTCAATATTAAGCTGTTTGATTGTAAAGGTATCTATCAAAATAAGGGTCAATATTTACATTTAAACTACCAGTATAAGTTTCACTCTTCATACTATTAGAATTAGAAACTTGTTTAGTAGATTGGTCATTGTATATAATGGCAGCCTGATTGTTATTACTAGAATTATCTATTGTATTTGTTTTATAAGTTGCCTCTGTTGTATTGCCTTGAATATCTTCCGTTGTAAGTTTTGAAATCTCTGAGCCACTTTCAACATCTGTAGATACTTCATTACCTTTTGTGTAACTATCAAATACTCTTTTAAATGCCTCACCTGGTGATTCACCACCTGGTAATATTGCTTTAGCAGCTGCAATACCACCCATTGCAAGACCTTTAAATATAGCACCCATATCAAATAGTTTTTGTTTCAATGCGCCAAAATCAAATGAGAATAATCCTTTAAACCAATTCCAAGCACCCATAACTATACCGTCTTCACCTAAAAACCAATCAATCAAACTAAATGGCTTATCGGGGTCACCAAAACCAAATATGTCTTTGATAAAGTTTACTGCCATGTTTATTGGTGCCGTTAATACTGTTAAGAAAAAATTACCTACACCTGAAAATAGACTACCAAAACCTCCTAATATTCTATCAAAGTCTAATGTAAATATACCTGTAATGATATCAACTATACCACCAACAGCGTCGCTAAAGAAACCTGTAATCTTTTCACCAAACTCCATAACAAAACTACCTAGATTATCTAAACCTAAAAATGATAGTGCCATACCTACTAAATCTGTAATCAATCGTACAAATGTACCAATAAATCCATCAACAATACCTACAACTGCACCACGAATACCATCTACAATAGAACCTGTTTCTTCATACTCTTTCATAAATCCTGATACACCGTCAAATATACCAAGTATGATTGTTAATGGCAAGAATAATTTACCAATAGTTTTACCTATTGCTTTAATTGGTTTTAGTATAGAAGCAAGTGGTCCGTCAACTGCATTAAATAAACCACCTGCACCTGTCATACCTGTAAAGAAACCTTTTATAGGTTTTACAACTCTCAACAATGCAACTTTAGCGTCATCAAATAATGATATAATGCCCTTAAATGGACCACCACCTTTTCCTACACTAAAAAAGTTTCTCATAGGTTGAAATACATTTGTACTTAAACTCTTTGCTATACCACCTAGAGGACCTGCCTTTATATCATCTGCTATTTTTACAAATCTTGCGTTTAGTGGATTGCCTATATTTTTTGTAAACATTTTCATAAAGTTACCACCAAATTGGTCTAATACTAATTTAATATCTTTTACAATTCTAGGACCAAAACCTAATGTGCCTATTGTACCAATGCCTTTTGCAAAGGTAGCCATTGATTTAATAGATTTTAATTGTTGTGGTAATTTTAGTATGTCTGTATTTACACCCATACCTTTTGCAAAGAAAGCCAAGGCAGCGATAGCGGCTATACCTTTTGCACCAAAACCACCTGTCATTTCTTCCATAGATGGTAGACCACCACCACCTCCACCGCCTGTAGGCGCAGCTAAGGCCTCTTTTGCTTCTTCTCTTTGTTGGTCTCTATCTCTTTGAAATCTTGTCTTATCAAAGGCAAACATTTCTTTTAATACATTTGTAAGTCTTTCTGTATTGCCTTCATTTTCTCTGGAGATACCTCGTAAGTCTTCTAATAATGGTACTGCACCACTACCACTACCTGCAATAGCAGCGCCACCACCTGTTAAGGCAGAGCCTACGGCCATTTGACCTGATTGTACTGCACCTACGATTGAATCTCTTATTGCCATTATTTTTTACTCTTACTTGTACCTGTGTATAAACCAAACCAGGCAGCGCCAGCACCAACAACGATACTGATTAACCCACTCTGTTCCATAGTTGGAGCACCTAAGTTCATATACCATATTACACATTTGTATAATAGAATAATGTAAACTGTTAAGAATAGTCTTGGAAATATTCTCCAAGCGTCAACAGCTCTTGCCATATGTATTAATTTAGCATATGGATTTACACCAAGGTCTTTGATAGAAGTATCTACTTCTAAATCTACAACCACCTTTTGTTTTGGTGTTGCGACTTTTACATCTTTTATTTCTTCAGCCATTATTTTTTTCTCTCTCGTTCTCTTTGTTTTTCTTTTTCTTCTTTTATGTGGGCAACAAGTAAATCCACATAAATTTCCCTCTCCCACGGTACCATATTCTCTAACTCTGTTAAAGAATATTTATGATGTTGCATTAAAGCAAAGTTAACCTGGAATAAATTTTCTAGGTTGTCGTGTGAGAGGGCGATACGAAAAAACTTTGTAGCCCACTCAAAACTACTTTACTTTTCACTTTTGTTATAGGGTTTTCAACTTCTAATTCATGTTGTAACCTTGGCATAGTGTTAAAGAATTGTTGAATTTTAGCAAAATGGTCACTTGTTAATGACTCAATAAACTTCTTCATCTCTTCTTTTGTATAATCACTACCCTTATGTACGGTTTCACCCTCATAAATTTCATATACAGTATCAGCAATTATATCAAATAGTTGCTCAGTTTTTAATTTAGTAGCGTCAATTGTTGGATCAAAACTGTTAATTGTAGGATACTTCATAACCATTTTTATTTTATCGTTAATCTGTATCTCATTGCTATGTTTGTCATCAACTTGTACCTCAACTTTAGATAAATCTAAATCAACATTTGCATAAGTTTTTTTATCATCTGGACACAATAGTTTAAGTTTTGCAACTTCACCAACTGACTTAGCTCTTACATTTAAAAAAATATATTCCAAATCAAATGTAGGTAACATATCAACATTGATAGTACCAAATGTACATGTGTGTACAATTTCTTTTAACGCTTTTGTAATTTCAGCGGCGTTTTCTGATTCCATAGCCATCAATAAAATCTTTTCTTCTTTAACAAGAAAAGGTCTATACTGTACTTGTACATCACTTGATGGTAATGTCAATTCATATTTCGCTGTATCTAATATAGGCAATGCCATAATATTATCTCCTTCTTAATGTATTAACCAAATGGTGGAAATAATCTACCACCAGTAACTCTACCAATCGGTAGATTTCTTTTTGCCGTTGATAGTATATCTCTACCTGCTCTTTTAAATTCAGCAGGCAGTTTATTTAGTATACCACCAAACAAACCAAAATCTTTACTTGCTTTTATCGTAGGCACATCACCAATTGCTTGGCCTACAGTTGCACCATTGACCTGGTCAATGGTTAAATTTTTCCATGTTCTAAAGTTTAATGTTATAGGCACAACAGTTACTTGGTCATTATTACCGTATGCATACTCTATAGAACCAATTGTTTGTGGATAACATTCATATAATCTTACACCATATGTTACTCTAGCTTCATCTTCTCTACCTGCGTCAAACTGACCTAATGTAAATATATCTATACTGCCAACATAATCATCATAATATCTCATATTGTGGCTATTGATATCCATAATACCCTTTTGCCAGTTTTCAAAAAATAATCTTTGTCTTAAAAACTTATCGCCATAAAAAGAACATTCAATTGTACCATTAAATGAATATGCGTAAGGCATTTTTCTGCCTGGTCCATACATTCTATGGTCTGCTGTATTAATATCTCTAGTAGGTAATGTTACTGCATTACACATCAAACCAACATTCTCTCTTATTTGAGAGCTCTTTAATTCATTAACATCATCATTTCTGCCTAATTGAGATGGTGGTCCACCTGTTGATAATTGCAATTTTTGTGGTGGATGTATGACAATTAAATATCTATTTGGTGTTGCAAAGCCTTCACCTTGATTTATTTGTGATTGAAACCTTTGTATTTGACCTGAACCACCTGGTCGTCTTTTTAACCTAGGGTCACCTGCAACATCAGCTAAAGACTTGTCTCTTGGTAAACCAAGTCTGATATCAAAATTACCTATTCGTCTACCGCCTCTTAAAATTGCCATTATAGTATTTTACCTTTATTTGGTCCGTTTTTAATTCTGTATCGTTGTGTGCCTGTAGCACCAATCTCTACTTCTTTTCTTAAATTTTTAGAAAGTTCTAGTTCTTTCTTTTGTTTATTAACTTTGTTAGTATGTTCAGTTAATTGTTTTGTTCTATCTCTATCCATATTAAAAGTTCTTTCTAGCGGCTGCAAATACACCACCAATTGTTCTACCTGTAAACTGAGCAACTGGTAAATAGGCTGCTAATGCCATTTCATCTACATTTATTCTTAAAAAGTTAGACCTGACTTGTGAGTACAGATATCTCTTTATAGCCACTTTGGTATATTTATTATTCTTTATTGAGCTATATGAGGCTTGAATTTTTGTTGATTGGTCAAACTTTTTATTACTAGCATATGATTGTAATGTCTGTAAAAATGCAAATCTGGCACCATAAGGTAAATAATGAAAATTTAAACCAATAAAACCACCTCTGGCAGTTTCTAAAGGCAATACTAGAGGAAAAGTGTCGTAATATGGTAATCTATTTTTAGTTTTAGGGTCATAAAAGAACATGCTCATACGACCACCACTTGGTCTGCCTAATAATTTACCACTAGACATTAAATCAGCAGGTGATGACCTGTCTGTAATTAAAGATACAGCATTACGGTACCAACTGGCACCTTTGAGCTTGTTACCTTGTAAGTCTTTTAGTGGTTCAAATATATCTACTGCCATACCACTATTTATAAGAAAACCCGAAGCGATTTCTCGCTTCGGGTCAATGCGTTAGGTAAGAGAGAGAAAGGATTAATCTTCGTCTGCTAATTTACTAAAGTAATCGAGGGTATCATCCTCATCACTAGCAGGCTTAGATTCGTTTACCATTGGCATTTCTACGCTACTTGTAGATTGTTGTGGTGGGAGGTCTACTTCATCTACTGTAGTCGTAGTTTGCTTTCCTGTAATTACCCTATTCAGTTTCTCTTTGAGTTCATCATAGGTCTTAAAATTACTAAGGTCAACAAACGGTTTTAGAGGGTACTGTTTCTCCCATATCGCTTTGATGTCGCCATCTGACTCTTTCAATTGCGATACGCCCTCAAATTCGGACTTGTCATAGTTCCAATAACCATCAACTTTTCTGATTTTTAGTTTAAAGTTTGCACCTTTCCAAAAGTCAAATGGGTTGATAGGCTTTTCATCTTCAAAAGCTGGTTGCATTGCTTCGGTAATCTTATCAAAGATTTTTTTACCAAACTTAAACAATTTAACTTGGCCTTCATTCTCTGGATGTTTAGGGTCTGATACAACAAAGATATTTGCATAGTAAGATAATTTTCTTTTTCTCTTTCTAGCAATCTCTTTATCACTATCAACACCAGTATTCCACAATCTAGTGTTCTCTTCACTCACCGGGTCTTTATGATTTAAAGTTGTTAGTGAGTTCTCAATATACCAACCACCTTTGTCTTGAAAGGCATGTGACCAAACTCTCTGCCATGGCATTTCTTCGCCATTAGAAGCAGGTAAAAATCTAATAACAGCATAGCCATTACCAGTTTTATCTAGTTCAGGTTTCCACAACCTGTCATCTTGGTATTTGTTTTTGTTAGATTGGTCCTCTGGTGAAAGTTTAGTTTCCAGAGCTTTTGTGATTGCGTCAAAGTTACTTGACGATTGTTTTAATGATTCGAAATCCATATTTATTCTCCTATATTAAATGTATTCGTTGTCTTTGTGTAGGCTGTATAATTCGCCTTCTATAGTATTTATACAAGTTGTTCATACTCATTTAAATATTTCATCACATTTTCTGGTGTTGATACCTCGTAAGGGTCATCATCATCTGAAAAGTTGTTGAAACCTGGTTCTTCAAACATGGCT